GCTGCCGCTGACAGGGCGGATCCTGCAGGCGCTGTCGGCACATCTGCGGCACTGGTGGCCGGAGCTGGAGGTGCGGGTGGACCGGGATGCCGTGCCTGCGTTGTCGGAAGACCGGGAGCGGCTGTGGGCGCAGGTGTCTGCGGCGGGCTTCCTGACCGATGCGGAAAAGCGGGCGGTTCTGGGACTGGAGCGGTCACGATGACGGCGATGCTGGAGGGGCTGGTGGCGCAGGCGGAAGCGGAAGGGGCGACGCGGGTGACGCTGCGGGCGCTTGTTGAGGAGGCCAGCGAAGTGGGGGCGCAGCGGGCGTTGGAGATGGTGGGGCTTCGTGATGCGGCCGCCGGCTCCGACATCGTGCAGCTGCGCCAGCTGATCCAGGGATGGCGGGATGCCAAGAAGTCGGCGGTGAATGCCGCGATCACCTGGGTGGTGAGGATGCTGGTGGCGATGCTGCTGATGGGCCTGGCGTTGAAGCTGGGGCTTCTGGACCGGGGGAGGAGCTGATGCAGGATGTGCGGCTGGCGGGTTATGCCAGCGTCTTCGGAGTGCCGGACAAGGGCGGGGACGTGGTGATGTCCGGGGCGTTTGCTGGCGGTCTGGCGGGGGCAGGCAGGCGGTTGCCGCTGTTGTGGCAGCATGATGTGCGCGAACCGCTTGGGTTTGTGGAGCAGGTCTCGGAGGATGCGCGGGGACTTCGGGTGGTGGCGCGTGTGGTGGCCAGCGGTCGTGGTGAGCAGGTGGCACGGCTGCTGACGGCGGGCGCCATTGATGGCCTGTCCTTTGGCTACCGTGTGAAGGCGGCGCGGCGCGACCGGGTGCGCGGCGTGCGGGCGCTGGAGCAGTTGGAGCTGATCGAGATTTCTTTGGTGACCTTCCCGATGCAGCCACTGGCTCGGGTTCTGGGGCTTTCGATGGTGGCAGAGGAGACGATGGATGGACTATGAGACCAAGGCAGACCCGCTGGCGGTGTTTGAGCCAGTGGTGGCGGACGACACGAGCGAACTGGCGGCGCTGCGCGCCGAAGTGGGGCGGTTGGCCGGCATGGTAAATGTGCGCAGCATGAATATGCACGGGCTGGAGCGGCCGGCGCTGGCCGGCGCCAAGTCAGCCAGTGATGGCGAGTGGCTGCGCAAGGGCGGCGAGGGTGCGACCGAAGTGAAGGCGGCCTCCATGGCCACCCCAGCCAAGGGTGGTCTGGCAGTGCCGCAGGAGATTGATGCTGTTATCGACCGCGTACTGCGGGGCGCGTCGCCGATCCGCTCGATTGCCCAAGTGGTGGATATTGGCTCCGCCAATTACAGGAAGCTGATCACCACCACGGGCGTGGTGTCGGGCTGGGTGAGCGAGACGGCGGCGCGGCCTGAGACGGAGACGCCGGATTTTGCCGAGATTGCGCCGCCCATGGGCGAGCTTTATGCCAATCCCGCTGCCAGCCAGGCCATGCTGGATGATGCCATGTTCGATGTGGAGACATGGCTGGGCGAGGAGATTGGACGCGAGTTTGCCCGCGCCGAGGGCGTGGCCTTTGTGAGCGGCGATGGCGTGAACAAGCCGCGTGGCTTCCTGTCGGCGCCCAATGCGGTGACAGGCGATGCGACACGGGCCTTTGGCACGCTCCAGTTCGTGACCTCCGGGGCTGTGGGCAATTTTGCGGCGTCCAATCCGCAGGACCGTCTGGTGGATCTGGTCCATGCGCTGGCGGCGCCTTATCGCCAGGGTGCCAGCTGGGTGATGAATGCCGCCACCCTGGCGCGTATCCGCAAGATGAAGGATGGCAGCGGGGCCTTTATCTGGCAGCCAGCGCTGGCGGCGGACCAGCCGGCAACGCTGCTGGGCTATCCGGTGGTAGAGGCCGAGGCCATGCCGGATGTGGCGACCGACAGCCTGTCGATTGCCTTTGGCAACTTCCGGGCCGGCTATCTCATTGCCCAGCGCCCCGAGACGGTGGTGCTGCGTGATCCCTACAGCAACAAGCCGTTTGTGCATTTCTATGCCACGCGGCGTGTGGGTGGTGCGGTCATCGACAGCCGTGCGATCAAGCTGATGCGCTTCAGCGTCTGACGTATGTCGCGCCCGGCTGTGGGTGCGTTGGCAGGACTTCCCCTGTGACTGGTCCCGACCGCGGCTTTGGCTGCGGCGGGACTTTCTTTTGAAGAGGCGGGCGCATGGCGATCATATCGGCGGCGGTGGAGGGCAATGGCTGGGTGCTGTCCCTTGTCGTGGCGGGCAGTGCCGGTGGCTTTGCCGATTATGTGCTCGACGCGGACGTGACGCCGCGGGTGTTGCTGCGGTCAATGCATCCGGGGTTTGTCCAATCTGCCGGGCAGGCAGCCGCTGGCAACATGGCGCGCGAAATTGCAGCGACCGTGCCGTTGCGGCTGCCCGTGAACCCGGCCAGCCCAACGACGGCCGTCATTGACGAGGAAGACCTTGGCGGCGGTCAGCGGCGCGTGCGGCTGGCGCTGGCCAACCATGTCTATGCAACCGACACCGGGCTGACCCTTGAGGTGCTGGCCGGATGGCGCACGGGCGAGAGTGCTGCAACCGGCCTTTCTGTCAGCAACAATTCCACGCTGGCAGCGCCGATGCCGATCATGCGTTGGGCAAGGCTGCAATTCCAGATCGAGACGGGGGTGTTTCGACTGGCCTTGATGGTGGCGTCACATCACCCGTTGGGCGTGCGGCCCGTGGCCGGTGTGAAGTTTACGGTCAGCGACGGCGTTACGGTGAAGACCGTGTGGGCAACGGAACTTGGCACGGACACCCGGCATGGGGACAATCTGCGCTGCTACACGGTGGAGGTGGACCCGACGACGGGGCCGGCGCTGGCGACGGGCATGCTGCGTTGCGATGCCGAGATTTACCCCTGGCTGGGTGTTATCCGCTCGACCGACCCTGCTGGCACACGGCTGATGGACGACCTGAAGCTTCTGGGGCGTGAAAGCGGTGCGGTGAAGCCGATGATCATCGGCTATGACCCGGCAGGCGTCCGCTACAGCAGCCAATGGGTTTATGTGGATGCGCTCAATGGCACCAACACGGCAGCAGCGGGGATGGTGCAGACTGGCCTGGCTGCCGCCAAGGCGGTGCCGCCGGCCAGCCGGCCCCGGGACATGTCCACCGCCTTGCAGGCGCTGTACCTGGCCAACCGGACGCTGACGGCGGCCAATGGCGCACCCGGTTATTCCCGGTCATGCGATGGGGCACGGATCGTGCTGGCGCCCGGTGTCAGTGTTGTGGGGAACACATCTGTTACCACCGGGTTGCAGACGGGTGAGATTCCTGCGGTTGTCATGGGCGACCCGGACGATCCCGATCCGCGCGCCAACTGCATCCTGCGCTCAGGCACGGCGCAGCCTGCTGCCATGCGGATCTTCCGGTTGCAGATGCAGGACATGACGGCGGAAATCGGCCAGGCTACGCTGACCAACGGCGTAGGGCTGCTGCTGCTGGACAATGTGACGGTACGCGGCAAGGCCGGTTTCGAGGCCTCGACCAGCGGGCTGACCTCGAACACCCTGACGGCGGGGACCTATTCGATTTCGGCGGTGAACACGCTCTGGTGGCGCTGCGGCATCGGCATGAACACCACGCAGCTCAGGTTTCTGTTGGTCCGCAATTGCCAGTTCAGCCGGCCGGCGCGGGCGGCCGTGCTGCTGACCAGCCGCTGGATACAGCCCGACGACCCCACGGTGGGAGCCGGCAGCGTGGCTGGTACCTATGATGTGGCAGCCGATGTCGCGGGCTGCGAGGACAATTTCATTGCGTACAATGACTTTCGCCGGGCCAGGATCGACCAGGGCGGGCTGGCGATCAGCCTGGCGGAGTGCAAGGCCTATCTGCGGCTGGAGCGCGACGACGAGGATGCGGTGTTGGCGGGGCTGATCAGGACCGCCACGGGGCTATGCGAGGCGTTCATCGGGCAGTGGCTGATGGCGCGCGAGACCGAGCAGCGACTTTCCTGTTCTGCTGAATGGCAGCTGCTGCGGGCGGTGCCGGTGGTGACGGTGCTGGCGGTGCGCGACGGGGAGACCGTGTTACCGGCCGAGGCATTTGACGTTGACGTTGCGGTGTCTGGCGAGAGCTGGGTTCGGCTTATGGGTGCTGGGCTGACGGCGCCGGTGGTGCGTTATCGCGCTGGGCTGGCAGAGAGCTGGAACGAGGTGCCGGACCCGTTGCGGCAGGGGCTGGTACGGCTGGTG